CATACTATAATAACAATTTTATTTGTTTATTGTTTTGTTGTTAATCTATCTAATGTCATATTTATTTCTATTAGGATTAGATAAATGATAAAACACATTATAACGAATGGCATCAATAGCATGGTTAAAATCATCCACATATAGCTTACTGCCTTTGTCTGCATACACATAGTTATTTAGTTCTTTAGCAATGTTAATACTGTTAGGCTCTACTATTATTTCAAAGTCTTGCATCAATGCAATACCAGCAGATATACTACCCTGTCCTTTTTCAGTTGCTTTGATATTACAACCTTTAGATTTAAGTTCTGCAATAAGTCTAGGTTCTGCGCTATCAGCTATTATAAGCTGTTTTAACGCATGAGTAATGTTTATCATTGCTATCTGTGTAGTTGTTAGTTTTGGTTTGTATAAACACTCTCTAACGTATAGCTTCTTACGTTTTTTATCAATAGCAACTTCTACTAATGTAGTAGGGTCTATACTGAAACCAAAATCTTGCCCAAATGATGTTTGTAATTTGTTTGGATTAAACTCACCATAAGACCAATTATCAAATACAACACCTTCTGCTTTATCTAACCAACCACCTAACACAACGTGCTTGTATTTAGATGGGTTATGTTTTTTGATATACTCAAATGTATTAACACTCTCTTCTGGTGTAAACTCTAAACAATCCATATAAGTCGTATGTATATAACACACGCCATTTTTTACACCATTCCACCCATCCTTAACTCCTGCGTTTTGAAAGTACCTCTTATGTATGAAATGTTCTTTAGATGTTGGATTTAATATGATTATTTTTATATTCTTTTTGCCAGAAGATTTTTTATTACCTCTAATAGATAGACTTATTTTATCATATATATCTTCATCAACAAGCTCCTCGCCTTCGTCTAATATCCACATAGAGAAATCTTTTAGTCCTTTTAAGTTTGCTGTTTGTATTTTACTACCAGCTTTTAGCCCCTTAAAAACTATCTTACCTTTACCTTGTGATGGAACTATTCTATCTTGATGCATAGTGAAGAAGCCACCAAGATTCATCATATCAACTTTTTCTTCAACCTCAGCATAGATACTATCCTTTAAAGACATATTTGTATAACGAGAATATAAAACTCTATGTTCGTGTTCTGTTGATGCGTTTACAGAAGCTAGTGATACGGCAAATGATTTTTGAGAGTTACGTCCACCAGTAACTATAAAGGTATGTACTTCTGGAGGTAATGTAAACAATGGTTCAAACTTTTCACTTATATTTAAGCTATTCACTCTTAGTAAATTTTATTACTGGAACGATTGGGTTTTCTTCACTATTTTTAAGTTCGGTTTGCTTTAGTTGAGGTATAACGTATTTAGAGAGGTCTAAGAATAACCTTATTCTATCTTTAGAATCCAACTCAGCAAAGTCTTCTTTTAATTGTTCTAAGTTATCCTCTAATAGTTTAGTATATGCTTCACGCACTTTAGAAGTTGCTTTATTGTAACTCCCTTTTGGTCTACCTGTTGCTTTATTGTGTCCTTTCTCAAAAGGCATAATATATTATTTTATATTTGTTTAATATAATAACAACAAATTAATGTTTTTGTTTTAGTTACACTTAATTACATAGTATGTATTACTTCCTGTTTCAAATCTACCCTCATCAGTACAATCAACGCTTTCGTTATTTAATACAATAGTTCTAGTGCCTGTTTTAAACACTCCATTCTCATAATAAGAATATTGTTCTGTTTCATAATTAGTCTTGTTACAATCACATACTTCATCCTTACTACATGATGTAATTAATAATAATCCTGTTAATAATAATAATTTTTTCATTTTTCTAATATTTAAGTTATAACTATATGTAGTTAATTTTCTTCTTTTGTTACATCTTTTTCTGTTAAAACTATTGATTCAACTATTTTTAATCTTTCGTTTACTAAAAACAATGCTTGTTCTAGTATGTTGCATCTTTGTTTTAGTGTTTGTTTGTTTGGTGTTTTCATATTATTTCTTATAGTTTAAATACACTTGGTCTATCTCTAAAAAGAACTTGTTTACACAGCACGACATTACACGTAATTGTCTAGCGAATAGTTGAGCATAAATAGGTATCATTATTCCTTTTTGAATACCTGCGTTTATTCTAACAAACTCATTTGCTTTTTCGTTATAGTGTTCGTGCCTAAATGTTTTCCATGTATTATACTGTTGTTCTGTAAAACATCTAACTACTGGAAATCTTAATCTATTTCTTTTTTTATTATTTATTGAGCCTAAAAATTCATCAATATTATTATATTTTTCAGGATAAATAACACAAACATTTTTTTTATATAATTCAATTTTATTTGCTTTAAATTTCCTATCATCACATCCACACCCATCAGTAACAGCCTCAACTAATCTCTTAACTCCAGTAACTTTTGCTGCTTTCTCAATAACATCGCCAACACCAACAGAAACTTCTTGTTGTGCTTTCTTAAACTCTCTATATTCTTTTTTCCTTTTATCGCCTTTGTATTCTTCCATTTTTAAAATCTTATTAAGTTATATTTATTATCTTTGTTTTTTAAATAACCTCTAACACTTGCGTAATTATAATTCATAGCCTCACACGCTTCTTTTATACTGTCATAATAAACACCTGTTAATGTATGTAACACCGTTTTTGAATAAGGATTGTTTTTACCTATTTGATTTCGCACATTACTTACTTCATAATTCAATTTTATTTGCATATTATATTCATATTCTAATGCTTCATCTAAATCATTAAACTCTTTTAATATTTCACAATAATCTACATTTCTTTTATTGTAATTTCTATGTTTGATTAATCTTTTAAAAACGTTTGTAGTAACCCCAATGTATTTTTCATTAACTAAATGATACACATAAAAAGGTGGGTTACAATTTTTTATTCTTCCGCTCATAATAAATCTTTTAATTTTTCTAATGCTATTTTTTTGTTATAAAATAACGTCATTACACTTAATCCTGTTTCTTTACTTAAATATCTTAAACTCTTTTCACTTGTCTGGAGTAGTATTTCTCTATCCCACAAATCTAAAGAATCTAATGCCTCGCTAACCTCTTTTCTTTTTTTTAGTATTTCTTCATCACCAACTAAATCTTCTATATTTCTAAAAAGTTCAATAGATATTTCATATTTTTTATGTTTTGTTTTAAGTTTGTTTAAAAATATATTTCTTATAGTAACCCACACAAACCATTCATTTATTTTATCATATTCTTTATCGTGTAGTTTTAAATACATTTCTTGGACAAGTTCATCGGCTAGATGTTTATCATTGCAAATCTTATATGCAATATCTCTCCAATCTTTATCTCTTTTTGAAAGTTCTTCTAACATTTAGTAAATATAATAAAAATATTTACAATATAGCATTATCTATTGTTTCAATTAAATGTCTTAGTTCCTCTCTTGAAAAAGTGCCTTTAATTTCTTCTTTATAAGATTTGATTGATAGCTCATAATAATCTTCTTTGTTTTCTAATTGGTTTACTTTTGTTGTTATTTTCATTAGTTAAATTTTTTAGTTACACCTAAACTCCCTTCAAATATACGAATATTTATATCATTTCTTTTAGTTAATTTACCAATTAATTCTATTGTTATAAAACTTAAATCATAACTAATCTTACCACGAGGATTAAAATAACTATCTGTAGTACCTAAATATTTTTGTTTTTTGTTTCTTATAGTTACATGATATTGATTTCCTAAACTTAAATAAACGTTTTCTAAAGGATTTATTATATAATCTACGCCTAGCCCGTAGTTTTGGTAATTAGCGTTGTAAAACATACCGTAAAACACATATACACCAATATTATTTTCTATTGCTCCAACTTCAATATCAAAATCTAATCCGTTTACTATTGTTCTTTTGTTTTCTTTAATGTTTAGTAAATTATTGGCATCGACATTAAAAGAAATGTAAGGTTGTGCATTACATTGTCTTATTGCAAATAAGAATAAACCTAATGATAGTAAAGTAACCATCCAAATACTTTTTAAATCTGTTTTAATTTTCATAATCTAATAGTTTTTTTAATTTTTGTTTATAATATTGTCTTGTTTTTTTTAATTGCTCCCTATCCCATTTAAAAGATGTTTTTTT